ATATTAAGGCGTGTAACCTGACGTCTTTTAATAAGCTTGTAAGACTAAGAGATATCTCTTTATCTTCTATAACGCTCTTATAAGACAGTTTATCAAGTCTTTTAACCCTTAATAGTATATTTACAGATCTGCTATGTTTAGCAATCTCTGCATATATAACTGTACCGACTAAATTACAGCTTATAATAGTTATTTTTCTACCTATTAGTTGCTGAATTAAACTACCTCTTTCCGCTCTCATGCTCTAAGTTCTTGTATTTTTCAAAATCCTTAACAGCCATTTCTCTATTAGAGAATGTGAGAATGTTTACCTTATTCTTAGTCTGTTTTACAATAGACCATTCAAAGGCATGTGTCCCTATTAATGAAATAATTTCATTACCTAAATGTACAACAGCACGTACTGAGCTATTGCAATTTTGCTTGTGATATTTCTTCTTACTCATAACTAATTAATATGTAATAGATCTTTTATAGCAACGTATGCTATGTATTTCCATACTATAAGTATTAGTCCACCCAATATGTATAAAGGGCGTACAGACTCTGCAACAAAGCCTATAAAGAAAAAGAAGAATATAACAAATGCTATTGTAGAGTATTTTGAAATCTTCAAAGCATTTTCTTCTAATGAATTTAACTGTCTCATATTACAATATACAGATTATCGTTTGTAAATTGAAAAAAAGAACAGCTGATCACTAAGACCAGCTATTCTCATGATTATTAACGTCTAATTGTTACGCCAGGTCTACCAGTCGGTCTACCAGCGGGTTGTTGCGTAGGTTGTTCTGCTGGATCTGTAGCGGTTTCAGGTATATCACCATCACCAGCTGTAGATGCCCCAGCAAATGGATCAGCTCCTGTATTCGTAGCACCAATATTGTTATCAGTATCGCCGTCATCATATGCATCAATAGGTACAATAGTATTCATACTAATACCTCTATAATAGCTTGATTCAGCTAATTTCTGCGCATCTTCACCTCTTGCAGGTGTACCATCAGGCATAGTTCTGATAATAACTTTGATATCCTCAAATACAATCATGATAGGGTTATCAGGATCTTCTCTGTTAGGTCGAGTAACAAACTCACCTTGAGCATGACCGGGTCCATCAGTCTCCCAAACTCTATAAAAAGGTTTAGGCATTTTTACACGTACCTCTTGTAGGTATATGAACTTCGGGAATTTAGCCTCTAAAGCTTCTTCCATTGCTTCAGTAACAAACATTACATAATTGAATGTTTTACCGAATTCGTCACCAGATTGACGTACTTCCAGCTTACAGTATCTATTACCGTTCTCAGCTGTGTTAAATTCATGAGCTAAAATGTCACACTTCATAATTTTGATAATTTAGTTGTTTAATTGTTTAATTGTCTATGATACGCTATATATTATATATAGGCGTAAAGAGTAGTAAGAGAAAAAGGTGAAAAAGATGAAGGGTGAGGATTATTCAACTCTAATATTCTCATACTCTAATACTCTTATACGCCTATAAGTATACTATATCTCGCACAATATGCTAAAAGGGTAATTAACTTGGTGCATTATAAGAAAGTAAATAAGGTGAAAGCAAAGCCAACACCTTATAAATAGCGTGTATACACACGTTCACAGAACTCCTTGTACTTCTCACCATGTAATCGTCTCTTACGATAGTCTATATACTGTGATAATACACACAGTATATAGCACAATATCGCAAAGACAATAGGGATTGCAGCTATTATTAATGCTCTCATAGCTTACTTTCCTGAAGTACCAAACGCAACCCAATACTCTACCATTACTCTATACTCACAGTTGTCTCTTCTACTTAAGATAGTAGCCATTTCTAGAGCATCTTTCTGAGTTTGTTCATCGTTTTTTTCAAATACTGTAACAATTACCGGAGTTATGTGCTTATAGCATCTTACCACTGCTATCATAATATATAATTTTATTGATTAATAATCAAAAGTAAACCAGGTAGTCTAGATGCAGCTGACTATACCACCTACCTGGTCTTTACGACATGCAACCGAGAGTCACTCAGTATCAAGCTTTGCTATCAAAGGATAATAGCTCAGTAGTCCTTTCCTACAGAGGTTTAACCCATAGCTACTGATTTCGTAGAGATGCCGTTCTCTACTAGCCTACACTCTTACTTACGACGGAGATACCGACTAATATCATCCTGTTTAAACATAAGAATATAAATAAAATATAGTTATGATGAGAAATATGCGTCGTTACCATATACTCCTCACAATCTGCTAAGAGGGAAAAGGACTTGATGCATGTTGTAGAAAACAAGAGTTAGTCAATAAGACTAACCCTCATAATCCGAGCTTAACTCAGCTACAGCGTAGAGACAATCAGCCAAACACATAGGTCTAGCAGTCTCATCTAACTCATTAAACGCACAAATACGGTCTTGGCATAAACCAATAACTACACTACCGTAGCGTTTAATCACTTCTACTTCGACAGTAATACCGTCAAACTTTCTCTCTATCTTCTCCATACTCTTTAATTTGATTACAATACTTAAGTCTGTTAAATAATTTGATGCATAGAAAAAAGAAAAGAGAAGGGCCGAAGCCCTTACTCTCACTCAGGAATGTCGCCAGTAGTACCGTCGAAGTCATCTGTCTGAACGTCACAGATCTTACCGTCCTTCAACAGAGACGAACGCAGCTTCTCAGCCATGACTGTTGGGTCATCTACGTCAGCGTTCTGGAACTGACGTACCACTACAGACAAGTTGTTGAACACTTGTGGCTTGATTGTACCGTCATCATCAACCCGTTGGAACTGCTCAACCTTGACGCTCACACGTCTTAGTTCGATAGACGCTGGTTTCTTAGCTGTTAGCTTCTCAGCTAACGCTTCGCTACACCACATACGGTAGTGTAACTCTTCAGCAAATGGATCGTTCTCTGGCTGTGCTGTGATGTTCACATACCAGTTACCATTACTTGCTTGTTTTGCTTCCAACTCCATAATTGCGCACTTCATCTTTCTTCTCGGCTGTCTACCCTTCAGTAGTAATGCTACACCACAACCGCCTTCCGCTGTGGCTGAACGTTAATAATCACAATAAATGAATAAGTTAATCAATTTGATGCATTATTAAAGCAAATAACAGGCCCAAAACACAGCTTGATGCATTGAGAACCCCCGGGGGACTTTCCTTTCACTTATGATAGGGGGAGGGCAATTATATACTAGTTCCCACACTCTAATTTATCCCCTATATTTTTTACATATTTTTAACAAAATTTTTATATATACGTTTTAGCTAAAAACTAAAAATTATGACATATAACATGATAGCTACTGGTTATTTTACACAGTTAGTAAAGGAATATAATCTAAAGTATTTAGGTAAAAGTAAGGGTAGCCTAGGCTGGGAAGGTATATATAAGGATAAAAACGGGCAATTATATGCTATAAACTACTCAGATTATATGGGTGGTACATTAGACATTTTGTTTATAATAGATAATATGCCAGAATTAGAAAGTTAAAAATAGTTAAATAATGTTAAAATGACACGTTCAGAGTGGTTAGAACAGCACGGTTTTATCAAAGTAAAAGATAATAAAGTAGGAGATTGGATCTATAAAACATATCAAAAAGTATATGAAAATGGTGATATCTTAGAGATTTATATAGAAGAAACAGATACACCAGGGGAGCTTATATCAGAATATATGACAGGCTGTGAACTCTTTTGTAAGAACACAAATGGTACTCATGATAGTATGAGTATAGTATGAGTTTTGTATAATAGTTAAATATATTTAAAAGATGTTAAAAAATTGTAAATCAAATAGAGAAAAAGAAGTAATAGAAGAGTATTATACAACAGAATATTGGCCTGTTATTGGTAGAAACGCTAAGTATAAAGTAGTAAAATATGCTAATAAGGGAGATAATAGAGGTGAAATCTTGCACAAATATTTAATAGAAATAGAACAAAATTAGTATATAATTCGTTACTCTCTATGTCTAGAGTAGAGAGATAGGAGAGTATATATAGAGATAGTAAGTAATATCAACCATTACTCCTTACTCTGGATTATACTACTAATATCTAAAGTAATAGTATATGGAAGATTTCTATTTTTATGATGAGTTTGAGGACTTATACTCAGATGATGAATTTGAATATTATGACTAATATGGGAGAACCAGAAGCTAAAGAGGCTATCTTAAAAGGTTTTGTTACTATTGACGGTATAGAATATATAATACACCCACAAAATAGTGGTAGTTGCGATAATTGTGCATTTGAAGATAGGGAATACTGTCCACAGTTAGCACTAAATATCTGTTGTACTGGAGGAAATATACTGAAATATAGTAACTTTTAAAAGGAACAATTTGCATTATAACGCGTTTTAACAGCAAAAATAAGGATTATGGCAGAGAATAAAGATAATATATTACTAGATCAGGTACTAGAAAAAGTAGAGTATTCGTTTACTCGGGATATTTTAGTTAAACCATTACCTGAAGAATATATTGAGAAAGAGATCTCAGAACCAGTACCAACTGGTAAGAAAGATGTAGATGGTATTGACAAGTATGATACTAAAACAGAAGTAAAGAAAGTACCTACTACCTTTAGAAAAGGTATAGTATTAGCAATTCCTTCAAATTATGAATGGCAAGATAAAGAGAATCATCCTGAAGTAG